TTTCCTCTTCACCTTCCGACTCCGAGGCGGGCTGGCCTTCTTCCTGCCCTTCCGTTTCTTGCGTCTCTTCTGACACTTCTTCGGTTTGCGTGATGGTTTCGTTTTCCGTCACGTCATCATCACTCGCCACCGCAGGGGCGAGGGTTTGCTCTTCTTCCATTTTTCCGCCTGTTTAGAAGGTCCGCGTTAGGACCGGTTGGGGGGCTTGCTGCCCCATCGCGCTATGAAGCGCACGAGCGACCGCCTGTTGGATCGCCGCGTCTAGCTGGCCGTTCTTGATGGCCAATTCCAAAGATTTCTCCGCAACATCGAGCCGGGCTTTTTCGGCATCAGCTTGCGCTTCTTTCGCGCCAGCAACTTCCTGTTCCGTTTTTGCTTGCTCTTGCGCCATCTGCATCTGCATTTGCGCCTGCTGCATTGCCTGTTGTTGTTGCATAGCCTGCTGCTCTTGCGGCGACGGCGGTTCATCGCTTTCCGCAACGCCGGGCGGCAAGAGTTTCTTCAACCTGTCTGCAAACTGGTCCGCGCCGGGCCAATCCATGTTTTGCGCGACAAGATCGGCGGTCACGCCAGCGGCAGGCGGGAACGCGCGCACAAAGTCAATCATGCTCTCCGCAGTTTCCTGCCGCTTGGTGGTGTAATTCGGCCCAACCGCAACTCGCACGTCATAGCGGCCAATTCTTATGTCATTAACCGGGACAACGCCATTTTGCGACATTTGCACGCCATTAACCATGACCTGCTGCGGCGTGCTGTCCTTGCCTAGAATCTGAATAACCCGGTTTGTGTCGTAAACATCGGGGATCATCGACACGATAACCCGGCCACCTTGCGCAATGGCCTTTGCCATATTGTCCGAATAAATCGACGTTGAAATATCGCTCTCGACCTGTCGGCGCTGAATCGCGATGCCTGATTTCTCGTTGCCCGCGCTTCCAAGCCCGGCGTCGTAAATGCCGGTCGTGCCCTTCATGTCCTCGGCGGCTGTCAGCACCTCCTGCATCATGCCAGACGAGGCAACCGGCGGCGTCGCGCGCTGTGGCGCACCTTGGGCCTTTTCATCCGGGTTATATGGCAGATAAGGCTCGTTGCTGTTGTTCGCTGCCTGCCATAAACTCTCGAAGCCCTGCACCTGTTTCGGCGTCACCAAATACGGGGCCTTGGGTTGCAGCGCTACCAATTCAGTCTGCGCAGATCGCCAGTAGTTATAAAGCCGTTGCGGGTCTTTAGCATAGCGGATGACCGAACTGCGCCGGGTTTCCTTGCCCACGCAAATTTCCTCACCCATAACCGCGATAACTGGGATATGCTTGCCGGGCAGGGCAGTCGGGCCTTCCAGCACCTCTTTGCCAGTGACCTTGCACCACATGATTTTCTGGCGCTGAACCTTGCGAGTTCTGACGAAATTCATGGGCGGCGCTGGATCCTCGACAACGGTGCCGTCCTGCATAAGCCCGATTTCTACATCGTCATAATCGCGGTAGATGTATTCGGCCACGATAACAGATTGTTTGTCGCGCCAATTCTCAATGCCGTCCACGTCGCTATCGGACTCAACATCCACCATCACCGCATTGGGATAGGCGTCCTTGAAATCTTCCTCGCCCATCGCCTCGGTGATGAACACAAACTCGGCGTCCTTGCGCGTCGGGTCTTTTGCCGTTGGATCAAAGTAAACCGAAAACGGGTTATGGATGCGATCAACCAAGACTTCTTGGTCAAATCCATCATCCGATTCCCAATCGGCCCGGATGCGCCAATATCCCATGCCGCATTGCGCGGCACCTTCGGCGGCTGTTTCATAAACCGACGACGCGTCAGACCTGTATTCGATCTGGCGGATAAGCCCCTCTATGACTTCCGCGACTTCCTTTGAAGCACCGGTATCGCCCGGCGTGACATTGATCGCCGGATTTATCTTGCGAATATCGCCGGTCACTTGGCGCACAAACTGCGGCAGGCGGTTGATTGTCAGGCACGGGCGGCTATCAGCCTCCCTTTGCGTGCGAACGTCATCCGGCCATTGGCCGTCGCCTACCAGGTTCTCCAGATCATTGATGGCAAGCTCGCGGTTTGTTCTATCCGCGTCCAAAGCGTCGGACAACCTGGTGCGGGCCAGCTTAATCAATTCGTCGTTTTTCATGCGCCTAGCCATCCCCCGCCCCCACGATTGAGACGCCGGTGATGCACAGAAGCATCCGGTAGCGGTTCGATCATGTCTGCAAATAGTTCGCTCATGGCCCAAACCATGGCATCAACGCGGTCTGGGCTGCCGTCGCCTTCGTAACCTTGCGTTGTCATTTGTGTCATTTGGCCCTCAAGCTCTGGGAACTGCCCCACGTGCCGGATGCGGCCCTGCTCATAAAGCGAAGCAATCGGCTCTGCCCTGACATGCTTGCCGCGTGACGCCCTGACCTCGATAATATTTAGCGCTGGGGCGATGGTTCGCAACACGTGCGCCACCATATCCCCGCCCTGGTTTACCTCGACAACAACACCATCAGCGCCGTATTCCTTGGACTTCGCAATCGCTGCGGCGGCCCATTCGTTTGGGCTTCCGCTCATGCTGGCATCTTCTAGGAGATACCCAGTTTGGTCCGGGCCAATGCCAGCCACGCAAATGCCGTGCTCGTCGCTGTCCTCTGTATTTGTTACCGCCGGGTCGATGGCAACAACGGTGCGCCCGATTTCCTTGGCCTCTGAGACACGATATGTGTCAAGCGTTGATTGCCGCCAAAGGGCACCGGGCAGATCGCCAAGTATCTCCGCGTTAAGTTCCTGACGCCCCAATCGCGTGCCTGCGTATTTACGCTGGATGCGATCCATGAATGACGCTGCAAGGTTGGCACGATTGTCCATTGTGCTGCCCCGCGTGACATGCACCTTGCCCTCGCCCCCCGAGACAATCGACTTGATCAACTCAATCGGTCTTGGCGTTGTAGTGATTATCTGTCTCGGATGGTCACCCATACGCAAGCCGAATTGCGCTTGGTCAAATGTTTCCCTTGCGTATTTCCACTTTGCCAATTCGTCGAGCCATGCAGCGTCATGCTGCGGGCCTCGAAGCTGGTCAGGCTCAACCGCGTTATAGGTGAACGCCTTCGCCCCATTCTCGAATGCCACGCACCGGTTGGACTTGGTGTAGGTCGGGCGGTCGATCCTGGGAAAGATGCGCAGGATCTCCCCGACCATCACGTCGCGGGCGTCTGCGGCAGTTTCTGCGATAAGCGCAATCCTTCCAGCCGCATTAGTCTCTACCTGCTCCCTAACCCACTCGGCACCCGTTCGCGTCTTGCCCCATCCGCGACCGGCCAGACATAGCCAAATGTCCCAATCGCCATCAGGCGCGATTTGATCCGGCCTCGCCAAAAACCCCCGCCAATCGTAAAGAAGGGCCTCGGCCTCTTTTTCAGTGAACTGCGCCAAGATCTGCGCGCGCTCATTCTCCGGCAGGATTGCCAGTTGTTCCGCTGCGCTCTGCAATGCCGCTCAACAGGGTTGCCAGCTTTGCAGCCGCTTGCCCCGTTTCCTCTGTTTTGATTGGGTCCATTTCATTATCACCGCCGATGGCCAGCTTGTCGCCGTATTTCTTGGGGCGCAGTTTGCCAGCCATCCATTTCCGCGCGTCGATCCTCACCCTACTGCGCTGGATGTGTTCGCCATTCAATTGCCAGCCTTCGCTATCTTCTCCTGTCCGCTCCATCCAGTCGTTCGCCGCATCGTCTGCAATGTCCAGGATTTCATCAAATATCGTGTCAGCTTGAACTTCCCGCGCGTGCGCGTATTGCTGACAGAGCGCGCCACCGTCATCCTTCACTAGCCACCTATGGACGGTCCTTTGGTCAGGCATGTCATCTCTGAGGCAAATTGATCTTAGGCTTTCCCCGTTTGATATGCTTTCGCAGATGTCGTCAAAGATTGCTTGTGTGAACTTCATGCGCATGGACCCACCGCGTTTCCGGGCAGGCTCCTATATTATGATTGTGGCTTGTGACCGCGAAGATGGTAGCCATCCATTTGCCTTCCGCCACATCTGCCTTGCATAAAATGAGCGACTTGGGGCAGCTATGTTGTTTTGTGTTGAACGCTATTGGCAACGGTGCGAGGAATCGAACCCCGGACGCGCGGGTTTGGGCCGCCGTTCTGCCACTGAGCTACACCGAACCGAATATGCCCCTTGAATCAAAAACGCCCGAGCCTTTCGACCGGGCGCATCTCGCTCTGCGATTATGAACGAGTTGTGAGGTAG